AGCTACCTCTCCTAAAGCTAAGATACTACTAGTTTACCATAACTTAAACCTAAAGGCAATAGCCATGTAAACTAAAAAGAAACACGAACAGTAGGAATCGAATCCACACTGACGGTTTTGGAGACCGACGTTCTACCATTAAACTATGTTCGTTTAATAAATGGGGTATTAGATACCCCGTGTAGACAAATATGCTGACAGATGCTTGGTAGTCGTTACTACACAAAACACTCAGTTAAACACATCTACAAAAATAACACCCAATATTATTTAAAACCACCTACGAATAAGCAGTCGTTCAAGAACATGGAAATAATTTCATGAACCTTGAAGTAGTTTTCATGCCCTACTCTCCCAATAGATTTCATCATCTGTTGAGAGAAGTAAAAATCGTCGCCAGTGAAGTAAGCATTGCCAAGACACTCACCAGTCCATCGGTTGTGTACCCTGACTGCCCTAGTACAAGCTGAAAAGCTAAAGTCTAATGACCTACTTTTGGCTAAGCTACGTCGATTCCTATCACGCTCGGAAATTAAACGTCTTAGACTAACTGGTAAAGGTTTTCTAATCCTTTGCATACTACTTCCCCTTCCTGTAAGATAATGAATATGACTTTTGAGGGGATCGAACCCCCTACTGCCTTGCAAAGCAGTAACCCCAAGTAAAAGCCACGTGTGCTTTAATTCTGGTAAAACTAGACCTCTGTCCAAGGCTTTCAACACACAAATCACCGTAAACCCACTACTGCATCTACACCTCTTGCGCAAGGGGTAAGACCATTAGTGCAACTTCCAACTCGTGCACAAGTTGGGGGGCTGGCTGTCGCCCGTTGCCGTAAGGCAATACACCGTAGGAGAATCGAACTCCTGTTACTGCCGTGAAAAGGCAGTGTCTTAACCACTTGACCAACGGTGCTAATACTTAATCTTCATTTTCTTCAGAGTTATCTTCTGTAAGATTTATCTTAGAAGTATCGATACCCCTAGCTTCAAGTTTTTGTAGTAATTCATCTAAAGGCAATTCATACATAAATAAGTACCCCTAACTAAGATATAACTAGTTTACCATACATGGTAATCTAAAGCAACTCTACTTAATAAGTAAAATAAGGTTATTCCGGTGACAGGATTTGAACCTGCGATCTCGTATAGGTTTTTATCCTCAACGAAGCCTTTCCCCTTGGCTACACCGCTGATGTCTAGGTTGTACTTCCCATACCCTCTATGCAAAGGTTAGATTATACTGCTCGACATTGTTGCAGTCACTTGCTAACAGATAGCTGATTTTGTGAATTTAGCCAACTACCTGAGAACTCCTGCTCCTTACTACGTTTAAGGCTAACGGTCAGTTATTTAACCTCGCTGATGACGGACGAGCAAGCATACTGCTCTTTAGTACAAACTAACTATAGTTCTGTTCTACCAACTGAGCTAAAGATCCTTTTTGTACTCTTCGATAATAGTGTTGATAAGTTCTTCTGTGATTTTACAATTTTTAAACATGCCTGTATGTCGAAAATTGTTGAGAAACTCTGGAAAGGAATCCTCTAAGAAATCAGTTGGTACTAAAATCGAAGTATTATCAACCACACCACTGATGTCATACGATAACCCATCATCATCTGTCCAAACACTATGATTAGCATCAGGCAATATTATATTGATAGTGCCACGTTTAAATGTGGCTTTTAAGATGTTTGCGAAATGCCAACAATAACCGTTTGTAAATTGTTGCTGCAAAACAGTCTTACCTGTATCAATAGGTAACTCATCTGAATAAAGGTTAAACAGAAATTCTTGAATGAAGTCTAGTACATGATTAGAGGCATTTGGATAGGTGATTTTTTGATGTAATAACCAATCTGATTTTGTTTTAAAAAATTGTTCCTCTTTTTGGTGCATAATTTTCTCCATATTATGTTACGGACGAGCAGATGAGACTAATACCCACCAAAGCCACCAAACATACGTTGAGGGTAGTAGTCTTTTGTATCTCGGTTATAGTGATACAAGGTAAGACTAATGCCGTTCAACGCACAGTAGCTGATGACCGCTGCTGTAAGGACTGTTAAGCCAGTCACATACAAGTGGACTTGCTTTTTGCCCTCAAAACAAGCAACATCATCATAAGAACCTTGGTTGATTCCTACACGGGCGACCTTATGGATACCCACTAGGGATTGCAGCTTCTCTTCAACTGTGTTGTTGATGTAGTCCAAATCTGTTGGGTCAACTTCCATAGGGAAGATAAACCCATCTACAGGCGGTAGTTCATGGCGACCTTCTGTAAGACCTAATGTAACAATTTCTCTCATCTCTAAAACCTTTTCTAAAAGTTTATTGCCTGTTTAGGATAATAAATACCCCTAACTACTATAAGGCTAGTTTAACACACATGAAGATGTAAGGCAAGTAGAATTAAAAACTCTTCGTATGGGACTCGAACCCATGATGTTTCAGATTGTCACTCGAATGAGACACCTAGCAATTATTCTGCACTGAAACTGTCACCTGGTGGAGCATGAATAATCTACTCCAACACCTCTACCACGAAGATATAAGGGCAACCGAAGTTACCCTATTGTTGTATGGAGCCGGTGGGGTTCGAACCCACGTCCAAACAATCGCACCTAACAACCCTTCTGCACTCTGCTACATTTAAGTATTCGACTTTAGGTAAATGCACAAACCCTAAAGCTATATCTCTAATTTAACTAGAGGCTCGAGATACCCCTTCTAGCGATTGACTGGATTTATAGCTACTAACTGCATAGTCACCTACAGATAGTCGCTCACCTATATGGTAATTTTGTTTGTGTTGATAGACAACTAAGCCGAAGCTTAGGCTGCCATCTCAACTGGAGCAAATTGTTTTGCAGTTATGTTTAGGTTTGGTGATTACGTCACCACTCGGAGTGAAGTTATTAACCTTGAATGCCTGTCGAATCCAAATTTCGACCCCTTAATAATATTTAACCTAGTAAAGGATATACTCTAACCAAACTATACACCTATTTTAGCATAGTCTTAGGAAAGTTGCAACAACTTTCCATAAAAACTTTGCTACAATTAAGACTAGTAAGATAGCCTAGATCCAAGAAACGAAAGTAACTCGTATTTTGAACTTAGTTGCATCATAGTAGGATAGTCTTTCTCCCCTACTTTTGCTTTTAAGTTACAACCTGAACTAGGGTCTTTAAAGATGATAGTAAACTCTTTAAAATTATATACCCCAAACTCAGCAATAACACCTTCATTGTCTTTAGGGTCATACTCCAAGATTGATTTAAGGTGTTGTTCTATCTCAGATAGACAGGAACTCATCTCTTCATGAAGTTCCACAAACTTACTGAAAGCTATCATAGTAATTACCTACTTTCTTTTGCTATAAGACTATTTTAGCACAATCTAGGAAAGAAAACAAGTAGTCTGCATACCACAGACCACCCTTTCTTAATTTAACCACCTAATACCATAACCACAAGGTCCAAAATCAATATCAAAAACTACTAAATTTCCATAATAATAGAACTCAAAGGAGAGTGAACCTAGGTATGAATACCTTTCTTCTAGTAAATCTAGTAACCTTGCTACTAAATTAAGGTTCTTAGAAAAGAGTTCACCCCAGGGAGAGTTGATTGACTCATAATCTTCGATATTGAGGTCTTCGTAAAAGTGAGCTTTAGATTTATCTAAATAAACACCTATTGCAACCGAACCACCTTCTATGAACTCATAGACATCTATGCCTTCGTAATAGCCTTTCCTACTTTCTTCAGATAGCCTTAAACCTAGGAAAGTGAGTAACTCAGATAAGGTAGCCTTGTTTTCTAGATATGCTACCTTCTTGTAGAAGTCCTTTAAAGTGAAGTCTTTCATAAAAATACCCTTTAACGCACCTGCTCCAACCGTAAGTGAACTACGACCTTACCTTTGTAGTCAGTACGATCTACATCTCGTTGCAGACGGTAGGAAATGTAGTGTTCTGCAATGTGAAGGTACCCCGCTGCAAGCAGTTTCTCTTCAACTAAAGCCTGTACCATAGATACAGTAATCGAATCAATACCATTTTCTAATAACTGGGCTTCGATGGTACGAGCGATTTGTTGTAGATTTTGAGCCAAGTCGTCAGTTACTAAGTACACTGAGTTAGCTGCCTTGTACATGGCATTATAAATTTTACTTGCGTCGAAGTCGGCTGTTGTTCCGTTACGTTTGATTATTTTCATTTAGCTATACCCCTTGAGTTATCTGACTTGATATTCAACAATGTAGTTGTATAAAGCGCCTACATTCTCTTTATAGATTGCGTCAGGTGCATCATCTCTTGTGTACTGGACTATAAGATAGCCAGTAACTCTGTCATAGGAGATACCCTTAATAGTTACATACCGACAAGTTAGTTGTGGAGAAAACCACACTGAGCCTACAGGTAACAACCGTTGCCAGTATTCTAATTGTTGTTGCATTGTTTGACGTTCCATGAGGATACCCCTTCCTAGGCTATTCTAGCCTACTATGTGCAATATATTCTAGGAAATAACCTACTTCCGAAGTGTGGATAAGACCTGGAGTATCTTTTCTAGAATACTCAACTATAATTGAACGAGAAGTGGGTTCGTAAGATACCCTGTTAACTACTACATAGGCAGTATTGAACTCCTGTAATAACCACACAGAGCCAATACCTAACTTCTTCTGCCAATAGGCGATACGTTGTTCTACTGTGATTTCTGACATTGAATTTACCTTTTCTAGTATTTGCTGCTAAGATAATACCTTTACACCCTTGAAAGTGTATAGATACCCTAGCAGAGAGGTATTCCTTATAACTGAACCTAAAGGCTGAGATAACCAAGGCTCTAAAGACTCCTTACCAAATTGGCGCTCTGTAGAAGAATAGATGCGAATACTTTTTAGAAAAGATTCCAAAGTTACGGATAAGTCTTCTACTATGATTATTTTCTTTTCTTTCTTTAGGCGCTTTTTAATATAACTTAGTTGGTTGACGTGCAAGTCTGGTCGTTCCGCATCGAAGTAGTAATACTCTTTATAAGTTTCAATTTTCTTCTTTAAGGAAGAATAACTAGACAACTTAGGGAAGATGTAATTGATTAAATCTTCTAAATCCTTACCCCTTGTAGAAAACAGTTTCATAACTGCGAGGTCTTCATAAGAGAGTACCCTAACTCGCAAGTTCTTGAAACCATTCAGCTCCAAGGCTGAATACTCATCAGTACCATATAGAGCAAAGAAAGTCTTTACATTACCTGATAAACCTAGACTACTTAAATATTCTTTCGGAAGATACCCTAATGAGCCAATATAATCAATGTCCGAAGTCATACGAGCATCTCCTAGCAAGGCTAGAGCTGAGCCACCAACGATTAGTACTTCTGATGGTGATGGAGTACCTTCGAGTTTCTTGTCTAACTCATGTAGTCTTTGTAAGATTTCCGATTTAGATAAGAACATACCAACTTAACCCTTTCTCTCAAAATACCTACCTAGAGCCATCTGAACGTTTAACCACACCTTATGAGGTAACTGTTCTTCAGACATACTAGAAGAATACTCACCTGACTCGAACTTAGTTATCATGTCAGAGTACTCTGCGTAACGGATTCGGTCAGGTACGAACAAACGTTGCGCTTTTAGGAATTTGATTACTTTTTGGTCGTTTTCAGATAGCATACCCATAAGTTAACCCCTAACCTTCTTGAACCTACCGTCAGTAAACTTATAGACTGGCATAGTTTCTTCTAAAGGTTTACCGTTAGGAATGCAAGTGTTGATAATACCGTAATCAACTACGAAAGCACCTACTCGTCTGTCGTAATAGACACCATAGACTACTAATTCACGAGAATCACCATTATGGACAGGCTTCCAATAAGAACCGATACCTATCTTACGTGACCATTGTCTAATTCCTTTTTCGATTTCTTGGCTTGATAACATATAAATTCCTTTCTTTAAATACCCACTAAATCGGTATGAACTTCTTCCTTATAGTACCCATCGGTAAATACTTTCCACTTACCCCATAAATGAGCAAGTATTTGCATTTCTTGGTGACTTCTCTTAATACGAGAAGTGTAGGTATCAAAACTCAAGTCAGCGTTGATTAAGAATGGGATTGACGAATGTAAAGTCGTAAATACCACCTCGAAACCATATCTAGAAGTGTTTCCAGTCAAGGATAACTTATCAGTAGATGTTAAGTGACTAGAATTAAATTTTGCTATCAGACGTTTAATCTCTTTATCTGAGATAACATAGGTAGTACCCATAGGGTTTGGAATTCTTTTATACATATTCTGTATCCTTAACTTAGTATTTTAGGACTTACCCCTCAACTTTTGCACCTCAGAATAGACTCGAGCAGAAGATAAGATCTGTAAATCCCCTACTTTACCACCATTTTGTTTAATTTTAGGTTTAACTACTTCTTCCAAGTAGTCTTTTGCTTTGTAGTCTGTCATGAAGTGAGTTCCATGGACTAGGAGATTTTCCCAATCTTCCCTACCAATAGGAAGAAAACTACCACCCCTAAAAGGACTGCTAACGAAAACACCTAATTTAGAATCATAGATGTAGTACATTCCTTTGAATGGATTTTCATTACCACTAGAGATACGAAGTTCACTAGCATATAAAACATTCCAAAAAACAATAATGTCGCTTTTGGCTAGGTTTTCTTTCTCACTCTCTAGTAGTCGATTGAAGTAGTTTCTATCTTCAAAAGGTAGAATGTAATTGTTTAAGTACTCTGGGTAATGTTTGAAGTGGTTATTGGAGTAAGTAACACTATGCTTCTTACCCCCAACCGTAATGGTGATAGTTACTTCATCCTTGCTTAGGTTAATTACAAGGTTATCAAACTTAGTTGACGAGCCGTTAAAACCGTCATAGAATTGTAAGTCTCGAGTACCCCATAGAACAGCCTTATACACTAGGGGTTGCAATTTTCCTAAGAGAGAACCCTCATAGACGTTGCCATGATTAATTGTACCTTTTGCATACGTCTCTAATCTGGAATTTTCTTCTGCAGGAATTTCTACAACAGTCGACTCAGTACCTTTTCGTTGTATTTCTAATACTTTAATACCACTCTTCTCCACATTTTTCATGTGCTGTTGGTGAGAAGTTTTAGCTAATGAATTACTAGATTTAAAGAAATTGGAAATGTTGGAAAATAATCCCATAATAAGTAACCTCCTGTATAGTATGAAGTGCCGACCTATGAAAGTCGACACCCCTCGAGTAATTTAGAAAAAGAAGTTTAAGTTCGCCTATTATACCCCACTTAAAGCTGGGTTATAGGGAATAAGGTACTAACCTTTGATAATTAGTACCCCAAGAGAACCATTTCACCTACCAATAAGCTCTTTTGGAGGATTTAGTAGGCTATGAGGTAAAAACCTTTGATAGTTGATACCCCACTTAACAGAGGTTTAGGACATAACTTCACGAAAACTTTGACTGTTATCGTTACTAACTCTAAAGTTTGCGTCTGCTAAGTATGCACTAAGTAGGACTCGAACCTACAACCAAACAATGGGCTCCCCCTCAAGATCAGGGGTGGGTGTGCCAATTTCCCTATTAGTGCTTATAAATATAATACCTCAAGTTAATTGAGTAAGACTTACTACCCCTATTCAAGGCAGTAAGCCGAATTGCTTTGAACTAAGTCAATGCAATCTTTTTGCCATCGGAAAGACAGGATTCGAACCTGCGACTTCGTGCTCCCAAAGCACGCACTCTACCAAGCTGAGCTACTTTCCGATAATATAAAAAAGTAATGAGGATAGAGGGAATTGAACCCTCGGTCATAAGCAGTCGCTGCCTTACCTCTTGGCTATACCACGAACTAGTCGAAGTAAAGGGATTCGAACCCTTGGTCTACGTTCTCTTATTGCCTTACCGCTTGGCTATATCCTCGATTGGTTGATTATAACCCTTGTGGGGTGGAGGTAGAATAAGATAATCTACCTCGCTTTTCCCGTATTGGTTCGGGATAACGGATTTCTTTCCCAGTAGTTTTGTGTCGTGCTTAGGACAAATTTTGCCAACTTTAGGTAGGTATGGTATCACCTGATTTTTTGCCAACTCAGGAACAAGATGTTCCCTATCATCTTCTTCTAATAACCTCTCGAAAGAAAGTTCTCGATTCTACCTATAATGAGCTGTACTGTTTTCTGAAAAATACTTTTCTTCTTTTGCTAACTCAGGAACAAGATGTTCGATATATTTGTGTGGCTCTACAAAATATACTTGCTCATTATTTGATTGTACTGTGTAAAGTTTATCTTTTAAATTATCTATATCCTCAGAAAGAACATTTGAATACCAATCTAACCCTGAACGAGCAATCACTCTTGATATGTACTCATGTAAATGCTCTGCATTATTTGGGTTAGGTAAGACATGAACAATATTTAAACCGAATAAACGCAACTCCCTTAACAATCTCTCATCATCAGTTATAAAAATAGCAGTATAGTACCCTGTGTCATAAATCAACTTGATTTTTAAAGCACTCGCTTTAAAAAATTCTTTCTGTTGACTTTCAGACATACCTTTAGTTGCCCTACTTTCATAAATCTCTGCATCAAAATAAATATCCTTATTTTGATTTGTAAGAGTAGTCTTTCCAAGACAAGGAAACGCTGAAATAATAATAGTCATCTTTTACCTTTATTATACCCTTTTTGATTTTAAAATACAAAAGGAAGATGTGGGATTCGAACCCACGCACGCTTTTACACGCCTGACGGTTTTCAAGACCGTCCCCTTATAGCCAGACTTGGGTAATCTTCCGTGTGATGGGGTTTTAGAATACCCCTTAGCGCATTCTAGCTTCAACATACTCAAGACGTGCTAGTAAAGTTTGTGCAACGTTAGCCATTGTACTTAATTTTATCTTAGGGAACTCAATTCCCTCATAAAATCTTAGGTCAGTGTAAGGAAACCTTTGGAGGTATCTTAACTCCCCTGTTCGACGTAACTCTTTATAGATATTCGACACTACAGCATCCTTAGACTGCAACTCAAATAATAAGTTATTAAGACTATGGGAAGACCTAGAAACCTTTAAACCATAATATAACCCTAACTTTTTCAAGCAAATCTCGATAACTAAGTGCAAAGTAGTAGAAACAACCCTATAATCTTGGTGATTTACAGAAATAATAGACTTATACATAGAAACTAGGTGAGCATAAGTAACATAGTCTTTGTTATTACTAGGTTGTACGGACTCAGAACTCATAAAACCACCTCTTCAACACCAACCAACTCATCTCTATCGTCAACCAAACCATAACGAGAACCTACTGGAGTGGAAGATACCGAAATACCAGTTTCCTCTCTAAACTTGTCGATGGACTCTTCCATCAAACCACCACCTAGAAAGGCATTGTCTATATAATCTGGGTAAATTAAGTGTACCCATTTTTCTTTTTCGTTGTAGAATGCTGTAACCTCTTTTCGAGTATAACGTCTACGATTAGGGAATAATTTTCTTACCATAATATTCATACCTCCGATATAATACTAGTTTACCGTATATTAGGTAAAAAGTCAATACCCTGATACAATACCACCCCAAGGATTCGAACAGTCCTTCTAAGAAGAACTCCACTGATTTACTGGCTCGACTATATAAGTCATGACTCAAACATAAGCACCATGCTATAGGTGGTAATCAGAAATTAAACAAATAGCAGACTCATAGAGCGCTCTATGAGTCACTTACCTCAGCCACTCCGTAGCCAAACTACTTGTCTTCTACCATGAAGTAGAACTCCACCAACAGAGCTTGAACCTGTGACAGCATGATTAACAGTCATGCGCTACTACCAACTAAGCTATGGTGGAATAAAATGATACCCTTAACACCTCTGGTATCTTATGATGGAGAACCTTTTAACCAACAAGTTTTCGAACCTCCACCGAGTACAGTCAGATGGACATCGTTCGTGTTTTTTATTACCTAGAAACTGTACTTCTATTGTAAAAGTCTTTAATGACTTAACAACCCTATTCAAGCTGTTAAGCCTAAAGGATATACACATGAAAAACATGTAAGATCCGTTTGGCATGAACCAAGCAGGGCTCGAACCTGCGACCAACGGATTAAAAGTCCGCTACTCTACCAACTGAGTTATCGATTCTAAATCTGCGTTTATCAGAGGTGCAGATACCCCAACAAGTAGTTAGCGCTTTTACTCTTGTTACGGTGGTTCTTTATTGTCACTCCACAAATGACGATGTTTCAACTTAAAGGGTCTACCTCTCTTGACCAACCCCCTTAAGCGAATGATGACCTAGCCTGCGACAACTAAGCCACCCTAAAAGGATAATTATGAATTCTGCCCTAGTATAACACCCCACTAGGGCATAAGACTTAAATACCTTTTAAAGTATTTAAGCCACATTATGACGAGATTTGCTAGAAAAAAGTCCAAAACTAGCAATGATGTAAGCGCCTATCACAACACTTACACCGAAAACTGAGGTATAATGAAATCTGTAATCAAACTTCATTTGCCTAAGTCATGACGCTTAGGCTAAGATGTAAGCACCTCCGACAGTACTTACACCAACTCAAAAGGAAATAGTCTGGCGAAAACGTATTTAAACGCAAGACTCGGTGGCGAATGGATACCCCACCTAAGACGTAAACTCCGACCAAAGAGCCTATGCCAAAAGGATATTTTACCTTTTATGATCAAGATTCTGCACATAAATCTCTAATGCGCATAAGATGCGAATACCTTTACAATATTCACACCAAAGGTAAACACATAAAAATGTTACCTATAATAGAGGTTCTGAAACCTTTAAGAAAAGCTATTGACCTGAGTTTGTAATAACTCCACCTGCACCGTTGACAGTTACCCAGCCGTGCTTTTCCCTCGCCTCAACCTCTTTCATACGAATGAGGTTATCTGTGATGGAATCAGACTTCACTTTGTTAGCCTTTGCCTCCCCTTCGGCTTTGATTACGGCATTATCTGCTTCAGCTTGGGCTTGGACTTTCTTGGTCTCAGCTTCTACTTCAGCTTTAGCTTTTTCTTGCTTAGCCGTATCGATTTCCTTCTGCTTCACTGACTCATTCTTGATCGCAGTTTCAATTTCATCCCCTGCATCCTGATCAGTGATAGTAAAGGATACGAATTCTAAGTCATAAGACTCGAATTTATCTTTCAAAGCCTTATCAATCATTTCGTAGACCTCAGTCCGTTTGTTACCTAAGATATCATAGATATCATAGTTACCTGTAACGGACTCAATAGCCCTCTGAACTGCCGGTGAGACTACACTATCATTTACAGTGTCAAGAGTCGTATAGTTAGAGAAAACTGTCATTGCTTTCTCCTTGTTGACACGATACTTAACGTCAATGTTAGTGTTCAACCACTGACCGTCTTTGGTCTGGGTTGTAATCTTTTCCATCGTCTTAGTTTGAACAGACGTTGGAAGAGTGTACACAGTATCCACGAATGGAATTTGGAAGTGATACCCTGTTTGAAGAGTTGTGTCTTGAACTCCACCAAATGCACTCACTCTAACACCTACCGTGTTGGCTGGGATTCGCTTGACTGCTAGTACCCTAAATAGAACTAAGGATAGGATAATTAAGAAAATGTAGATACCTTTCTTAACACCTTTAGGAATTTCTGGAAGTTCTTTAAACTCCTTGTAGTTTTCATTTTGATACATATTGTTGCACCTCAAAGTTTTCTTAGTGATAACTTTAGTTTAGTTAGCACCAAACAGTCAATACTTAGCTTTGGAAAGTATTATTTGTTTGCTACCAACTAATACAGAGGAATACCAACTAATAAGTATAATATTAGTTTACATTACTTTAGGTGAGGTTACAATAGTCATTAAGAACCTCACCTAAAGTAATGTATAGTATCTTTAACTAAAATGAAATATAAAACTATTAATTACATTTTACAGAATTACATACTTTTTCGTTAGTGCTGTACAGAATGTTTATAGAATTCTCTAAGTCACTACCCTCTTTGAGGTTGGCTAACTCTTCTTCTAATACCTTAGTATAGAATTCTAAGAACCTTTCATCGCCAGTAGGTTCGAAGTTAAGTGTCTTCTCGACTTGTTGATAGAAGAAATGTAACTCTTCGTCAGATTTTGTTCTTTCTTTTAGTTCATTGCTAAAAGCAGTAAGTGCTTCTTTGTAAGACATAAGTAAATCCTTTCTGAAAGTGAAAAATAACTAACCTCAAACTAACATAACTAAACCAAGTACAAAGGTTTCTATTTTAGCAGAAATTATTTCGCACATCAGGTAGAAATTAGCGATACTTTAAGACAAGAAATTTAGCCTAATTAGTTAGGCTAAATAAGTAATTAAATTTTCTTCTAAATAACTTACCAAATTCAATCCTAAAAAACATTATAGATCAGCCTCGCCCTCATATAATTTAATTTTTTCTCCTAGATTACGAATTTGAAATACTTCTATGTTATTTTTCAATAAAGCATAAACTACTTCTTCGAGAACCTCTTCTCTTACTACTATTTCATTATTGTGATAAATAGTAAATTGATGCCCTTCTAAAATTTCATCTAGATTTTCTTGACTAGAAACATTTATAGCCGTAAGTTGTTTTAATATTAATAAGTCTTCTAAATTTCCGAAGTATGATTTAATTCCATCAGTAATAACTAAAACTTTATCAGCAATACTATTAAAGCTATTAAGTTGGTTAAGAACTGTATATAATACCCTTTTCGTGCTTTTCTTTGTGGTTTCTTTTTCAATCTGGAGTTTAAACCACTTGTTAAAAGTATTATTATTTTGATATGCAAAAGCATTTTCCAACATATCCAAAGTACAGACTTTGCCCGCATTGATAAGCCCTATTTCATAGCTTTCAAGCTCCCTAATCATTTCCTTAATAAT